CTGTAAATGTATATATTCTCTTAATGCTCGTGTCGTACGTGATACGTAGGACAGGAAGATTAACAATGAATGAAAAAATTAAAATAATAGATTTTTTAGGTTACATGGCACTCAATCCCAATAGGGTAGTGAATCCAAGCATGGCAAGCCTACCGTTCTTAAGCTCAGCCTCGGGGGTGAAGCTCCAAAACTCCTCATTACCGAAGTCCTTGGCGGTGATGAGTGAAGCCGCAGCGAGTGTAGTAACAACACCAGTGGCAGCAGCCGCATACATAGGATCTTCGAGCTGCTGAATGATATTCTCACCAGACATCATCCAATCAAGAGAACCCCACAGAACACCCTGCATGGCGGCGCGACCGTTAACAGCCTCAGCGAATCGCGCAGTCTTCATGACACCCGTGTCCAGGGCTCCCGGGGTTGGCATCTTAGTAGGTGATTGTGAAACCGACTTCACCTTCTTGGTAGAAGAGGTAGTAGAAGGCTTGGGAGTAATACGAGCGCAAATGATAGAAGACATTTCTACAATGATGACACAGAAAATCCTTAAGCCTATTAAAATAGCTTATTTAGATTCGGGAGATTCTCACTTTCTTTAATCAAGATCTTATTCAAAATGTATACCTGAATAGCTAAACCAATACCTGTATAAGCTACTGTAAAGTTCATACCATACTTTCTTGACTGGTATGTCAGCCATAAACAACTCGCTAAAATACTTAACAGGACGGCATTTTTTGATCTTTCGTTTACTTTTTCAGTTTTGATCAAATCTTGATACATTTGTATAAAACCAATACCAAACGCAATCCCAGCAATCACGTTATCCGTATTCATTTATATTCTAAACAAAGATTATAAAATGGACACGATACTTGAAAGATTTGCTGGAAGAATTGACGCTAAGTCAGTTGTTGCTCTCGTTGAAGAGATTAAGAATGATTACCTCGGTGATGGTCTCCAAAAGGAGGACATCCCCCCTATCGTTGCTAAACTTATGATGACCGCCGCCAAGTTCAAGAAGCTTGCCGGACCCCAGAAGAAGAAGCTCACTATTGCCATTCTTTATCACCTTATCGAGGAGATTGATGAGGGTGAGAAGGACAGTGAGTTTGAGAAGATTCTCAAGACTATGGTCCCACCCATTATTGATGGATTTGCTGGTATGCTTAAGGCTAAAGAGAGTATTGCGGGACTCTTTCCATGTTGCATGAAACCCAATTAAGGATTTGTCTTGCTAACAGTGTAGTATGAAGTTCCCTCCTTTGGAGGTTATGATTCAGTACGGAATTTATACTGTAAAAGAGTTACAGCGATTTTCTAAAGGACTTGTACCTAAGAGGAAGGACCTTAATATTCTAAACGAGTGCGAAAAGTGTGCCTTTGTGTTTCCAGGAAAAACTTGTAATAATTGCTGTACGGTATGAAGTATTGTACAGTTACGAGTTATATGTCTAAAGGTCCAGAGATGATAAGTAATAACCATATGTGTGCAGAGAGGCAACTTATTAGGCGTCTGTACCGTGAATGTTTAAAAAAAGGGTATAAATCCCATCAATTTACAGAATGGTTGCATAGGAAATATGGTCATTTGGTTATTATGAGGAGAAACACACTTGGAGATGCTATATCATTACCCTGTGTTTTATGCAGGAAAATGATAGAGCGGTATGACATCTGTTGGGCAGCCCACGATGGAGATCAGTGGGTTCATAGTAAAAAATCTGATCAATTACCACAATCAATACCGACAGCTAAACAAAAAAGAAATTTAGGATTTGGGAGTGATGATGAGTCCCAACGCTGATTCTAAGTTGTTATGATTTCGTTTCAGTGGTTTAGTTCTTTTTAGCTTTAGCGCATTGTTAGATGCCGACGCATTCTTTATCTCATCCATCCTTTTGGTGTCTATGGCAACGGGTACTGTGATATTGACTATAGGAGCTGTCTCAATCTGCTTGGGTTCTTCTACATCCCTTGTCTGATTTTTCCTAAATTCTTCTATAGTCAAATCACCACCAAACTCCATCAGTTTGTATCTACTTGGAGCGGGTTTCACTGGTCCGATTTGATTATACATTTTTTTACGCATCATAACTACATTGCCATTAATACGGCTACCCACCGTACACCCATATCTTTCAAGTGCGTGAGATTTTACACAACTCCATGAACAATAATTACCAGTTGTGTAAAACTTATTTCTACGATCATCGTATTTGAATGGCATACTTAAAGGCTTACCTTCGAAGGAGTGACAACACCACCAACACCACATACAATATGTTTTTACTTTTTCTTTAAGCTTTTCATTATTATTATCAATATGATTATACAGAGAACTGAAGACCCTATACTATAAAATGTTAAATATCTAACATTATCGTCTTCCCAATCAAACTCTTCGGGCCATTCGGTTATAGGTGTTTTATTTAAAGGGAAACTATCAAATGGTGGAGATCTATAACCAGTTAGCCACCCGTCGTCATCATCCTCCTCGTCCCACCAATCGGGTTTTTCTGTTTCTGCCATACCCGCGTTGCAAGCAAGTGCTAGCTGACCGAAAGATGTGCTAATTATATCAATGTCCTTGTCACACATTCTGTATGATGGTTTACAACTACTCATAGCACCCTCGGGAATATATTGAAACATAGGTCTGGTACATGTATCTCGTGTGCAATGCATATTATCCTTATAAATCTGGTAACCATCTTTATAAAACACTTTGTTCGTTTCAAGGGAGTCAAATAAATTACATCCAGCTGCCGGTTTAGATTTTGGTCCATACTTTTTTGGATTACCTTCTTCATCTTCGAGATAACATATTTTTTTGTTTTCTTTCACATTATAACATCTACACCAGTCATCTTCGGGGTATAACTCACAGTATTTAGCGTTAGTTGAGTGCCATCTGGACTTCAACCCACTTTCATTACAAACATCTTTTCGTGTTTTCAATCTTGGGGAGTCATTTTCAATCCCGGTATCTTCATCAATATCATGTCTCATACACCATATAGCCGCTTGGTCACCGTGTAAATCCTTATTCATACACGTTTCACCGTGCCCTATCTGCATAGTAAAATGGCTATCTCTCGAACAGAACTCATCTACTAAATCATAATATCCGAGCTGCTCCTCACAGTCCTGAGACGCTATCATTTGTAATCCCATGGACATCGCCGCTGATTTTTCAGGACCATCTTTCATTTTAAATATTCTCTCTGATTCCTCTTTCAGTGGCTCGCATGGGTCTGCTGTTTCTGGTGCCGCGGACATGCTCGGATTAAGGTAGGCGTCCGCGCCTGCTTTCGCGTCATCAAGAAACCCCATTTAAATATACTCACCTTTTAAATCTGGCTCCAGCTTTCCTACCACCTCCTCCACCTAAAACCATAATCATGAGAAGTATGAGAAGGCAACACATACAAGATGTAAGGAAAGTCACCCCACCAGTACCCGCTGCAGCTCTTTTATCACTGGTGACATTGGCTGGGTTAAAATAAGCCAAGGGGTTCGTTTTGAAATCCTCAAAAGATGCTGGAGGTGGTGGTCTGTCATCTATAGGATTACCGTCTTTATCAACATCTCCTTCACTCCCACATTCCATTTTCTGTTCAATGGTAAATCTACCCGGACCAGTCAGATCACCAATATCAATCTTTTGCTCACATACAGTCACGTCTAGGTTACATGTCTGCGGTACAGAATCTGGTAAAAAGAATCCACTACCCGCACAAGTCATACCACTAAAACATCCAGTAGACTGTTTCTGTAAGTTAAACGCCGTTCGCGCCTTTTCCGGAATACCGTTATAAACAGTTGCAACGTCACTACATCCAGGGAGCCTGGAATTAGCCAAACAGTACGTCACACCCCCAGGTTGTGAAATATTAATACATTTACACGCAGGCTTGTCTGGATGTTTTTTGCAATATTCGACCCCCTTTCTCTGAGCGTTCTCCTTGCTAATTTTATCCTCTATGAGATCGAAACACGTTCTATCATCACTATGAACTATCTTCAATAAATTCTCAAGTTTATTACAATATCCCTGACCCTCAGTATTTTTATCATGAACTTTTATACCCCATACAAGTTGGTCCCATATACTCATCTCCGTGCCTTGGTAATTTTTAATAGTTGCATTCGTATACCTGGTTTGACTGGACATTGTTCGTAACTCTCCATCAGTTGGATTATTCCACTCACACTCCAAACCTAAACCGTCCGCTGGGAGACCCGCCCAACCATGGTGTTGGTGTATGTATCTTCTATTTGTAGCTTTTACAGGCGCGTTGTAAGCACATGGATTTGAGTCTCCACCAGCATCAACGTTATCCGTGCAAACACTCACCGCGCGACACTTACTCCCTCCACCTCTATCAACTTCGGCTGATCCATAAATGATTTCGCTCTCATTGCGGCAGTAATTATTTTCGACAAACCCGTTACATCTATTTGGAGCCCTATTATAATCTTTCAATGCTTTAACATGTACCCAAGTCGTAGGCATGGGATCTTATATTAATCCAAGAAATTATTGCGGTCTGTTCTTGGCCTTCTTAGCCTCCTTAATTTTCCTGACAATTTCAAAAACATCATCGTTGGGGCTGATCTTTTCTTCAGTGTACTTTTCATATCTCGTAAACAGTATGTAAAGTGCGAGAGCGGCAATTACACCGTAAATAATGTTCTGGTTCTTCATTTATACTAAACTAATATTTTTTACACATCCTCTGTTAAATTAATAAGAGTTACACGATCGTCTCTCTGAGCAGCACTGTAAAACTTGGATAGAATAACCTGATCCGTTGTTAATTTTTCTACCATAATTTTAATAACTTCGGGATCCACTTTATCTGAATCTATAAGATAATCATCGAGTGCTTTCTTATCTGCTTCTTCGTATAATTCTCTCCTGTGCTTCATAGACAACCAAATAATTATTATGATGATGGACAGAGTTAATAGAAGTCTGTTTAGTTTCATTTGAAATACAAAAATATTATTTTCTCAGACCATTGTAAAAAACCATGGGAGGAGGAGGTACACAAACCATTAATCAAACCTTTAACATGGATATTTTGAATGAAACTATTAATGAGACTATCACTAATACTTCCAGTAAAATGACTGCATCTGTAGGTAGTATTCAGCAAATAAAGATTCTTATGGGTACTATGGGTCCTAAGTGTAAGGTTGATCTGACCCAAACGATTAGCTCCGAATTAAACAGTAGTACAACAATGGAAGTGGAAGCCGTTCAGGCAGTCAAAGGTAAAGTAGAATCTGAATTACAATCCTCGGCTGATGCAGCTATGGAAAAGGTTACAGAAGCTGGTAACATGCAGTTTGGTGATAAACAGAACATGAATCAAACAGTTAATATGGAACTTAAAAATATTATAAAGAATGTTTTTGAGACTAATACTTTAACTGATACTGTAGCTGAAGTTGTAAACTTACAGGAAGCGGGACTTGAAATTAAACAGTGTAATGGTAAGCTTGACTTAAGTCAAGATATAGTAGCGAAATTACAAGCTGATGCTATTACAAAATCTATTACCAGCCAGCTAAATGAGAGTGAAGTAATGAGTAAACTCGCTGCAGCCGCGAGTGGTTCTCAGAAGACTGAGAATAAGGGTATTGCTGATATTGTTGATTCTATCGGTAATGCTTTCAACGGTCCTTTAAAATATGCTATGATCGCTTCCGTGGTGTGTTGCCTGGCTATCGTTGCGATGGTAGTTGCTATGGCTCTTTCCCCGGGTGGGCAGAAGGGTATGAGCAAGGGTATGGGTGGTATGGGTGGTATGATGAAGGGTATGAAAGGTCGTAGGTTCTAAAATCCGTTGGTAATAATTCCATCAACTCTATATCTATACATATATTCCAATTCTTCGTCTTCCTTATGTGTATAAGTATAAACCTCAATATCTTTACTCTGACAGTAGTGTACAAATGCGTGATCTAAACATGTCCAATGAAGAATAACTGCGGTTAGACCCATAGTTATCAATGGAAATTCACTCATGTGAAAAGTTGTTTCAAAAGTTGATCCTATATTGAAATGATTGGGTAGACTGTATATTATTTTACGATTGAAACTACAGAATAATATGTTGTCTGTTTGTTCATTTTTATAAAAGGTGCAAAGTGATTTAACTATATTGAGATCAGACCCCTTTATATCCAAAATTAGAAGTACCTGTCTTATTTCGGGTATCTGTTCATAAACATCACGAAGTGTACACATCCCGCGCTCTCTCACTTTATCTATATTCATATCTGATATGTATTGACATTGAGTATATACATCGTGATACAAAACGAGCTCACCCGATCCACAAAGTTGAACATCAATTTCAACACCATCGTAGTTTCTATGGATAGCTTCCCTTATACCTTCAATGCTATTATCCTTGTACTTTAGGGAGTATCCACGATGGGCAATGCACTTCATTAACTTAAAGGTATATTTAAAGATTTATGTAATGATTCTAAGTATTGATGTTGGTATAAGGAATTTGGCTATGTGTTTACTTGACGATGAAAATGGTAACATTGTGAGGGAGTGGGACGTTTCCGGTGTTCCACCCGAACACAAAGATGGAGTCTATGTCTCTTTATGTAAACACTTAGATGAGAGACCATGGGTCCTCGGAGCTGAAACTATTCTCATCGAGAAGCAACCTGATCGTAATAAGAAGATGATATCTGTTATGCACTTCTTACATGCCTATTTTATCATTAAATGCCCTCAAGCAGAGACGATACTATACGACGCTCGTCATAAGATCCCGGATGTCGCGGGACCTGGTAAGGCACAATACAATAAGAGAAAGAAGGTTTCCATAGAGAGATGTGAAGCCTTTATAAGGAGTGGACCCACTAATGCACATTGGTTAGATACCTTTCTCAAATCAAAGAAGAAAGATGACTTAGCTGATACAGTAATGCAAGCTCTCTCATTTGTGAATAGGGTTGAGGTAAAAAGTACAAAGAAACCCAAAAAGACTACAAAGTTAGTCGCTCGCAAACCCAACGAGAATCAAAAAAGGACAAAGTATTCCAAGTCAAACTTGGCATGGATTTATATTAATAAACCTGATTGTGAAGTCCTTGAGAACAACAAAAGGTTTATGAAGGATCTTAAGAGATACTACAGAGACATAGGCGATTTAGTGAAGGAAATTAACATAAAATAATTTATACACAATTCTATAAACGATCTTGTCAAAAAATATAATTAAACATGAATGGTACAGTGTATTTATATTCACATTTAACTTCATTTCCACAGTGTGCATATGACCAATGCGCGGGTGAAAGCATTAATTTTCCAACTTCTGGTCTAATTTTACGCCCCCCATTGAGAAACTCTGTGCAACCACCTTCATCTTCATTCAGTGTGTTCAAATACAGTAATCCAAAAAGAAAGGAACCCGGCGTACTATCATAATGCCATCCGTATTTTACACCTCTTGATTGTCTCTGCATAGTAAAACCATTATCTACTAAACCTGTCTTCGTCATAGGTGACAAGAGGCCTTCAAATGTACGAAGTGCTTGTTTATTTTCCTTATGATCAGGACCCGGATATTCATCGTTCAGATATTTAGTATAGATTTCAACTCCCATTCCTATATATTTTGATAATGTCTTGTCTATATCATCCCAAATTTTACCAGTGGGTGTGGATAAATCACAACCGCTAATATTTATTTCTACAGAATCTTTTAGGGATTTGTCTGTTATTATTTTACCATGATATTTCATCTGACCAATGTAACGATTATTTGAATCTCGTTCAAATGTATGTATCACGTGTTTGCAAAATGATTCGGGTACGAGATTGGGAAGTTCCATAATTAAATCGTTATGCTTTTTCATCTATTAAAATTATTACTACTGCCTTTAACCGGGTTAAGGAATTGAGGGGAACTAAAAATATAACCATAATGCAGAAAAATGTATTGGATCATGGATTTGTTCGCCTCGTTGACTACATGCCGAGACAAGATTTGGACTCGTCAATCGTACAAGCTGCCCGAGTCTCCTACGGAGATGGGACAAAAACATCGCGTGGAGACAGGGGTCTCATCCGCTATCTCCTCCGACATTGGCATACAACACCCTTCGAAATGGTCGAGTTTAAGTTCCATATCAAAATGCCAATATACATCGCACGACAACATATGCGTCACCGCACCTCCAGCATTAACGAAATGTCAGCGCGATATTCTATAGTTCCAAAGGAGTATTATGAACCTGATACCCTACGTGGACAATCTAAGGTGAATCACCAAGGTTCAGAGGGTGTTGTTGAAGTTGGAGATGAATTGGGTACAAAGGTGACCCAACATCTCAGTCATTCTTTTGATGTATACGAGGAACTATTAGAGAACGGATGTTGTAGAGAGCAGGCTCGTGGGAATCTTCCACAATCTACATACACTGAGTTCTATTGGAAAATCAATCTTCATAATTTAATGCACTATCTTCGGCTTCGTATGGAACCCGGTGCTCAAAAGGAGATTAGGGACTATGCAAATGCCATCTATGAACTTATAAACCCCCTTGTACCTATATCAATGGAGGCGTTCAAAGACTTTAGGTTAAATGCTATGCAACTCACGGGTCCAGAGATTGAGGCTATAGCAACTGGTAAGGTCATTGATAGCCCGGGTGAGAGAAGGGAGTTTGAGGAGAAGTTGAAGCGTTTGAGAATACAGACGAACTCATAAACCCTTGATTTTGTAAAATGTTCGTGCTTTTTTATTTACCATTTCTATAAATTGGTCGTTCCTGTTTGTAGTGTCCCCGTATAATCCAGATGGCCAATTCCCTTCGAGGACATAAACATCAGGAAATGAGGGATCCTTGTCTTCACAATCCACCATAAAGTCCCAACCAATTGAAAAGCAGAAGTTAAAATCACGTTTGTGGAGTTTACAAAGTTTATGTATAACGTCTTCAATTTCAGGAATAGTGTCATGTTCATTTACAGTCACTTTACCTTTACCACTAACATTTGATGTGATTGTTTCATTATTCTTAAACTCATACCTGGCGAGAACATCACCGTCGTATGTCGTAACAACGCGATACGATCGTGCACCATCATAGCCACAACTACCAATTTTATCTTGAATAAGACGGTTTTTTTCAGTTGGTTTTACATCCCTACCCTTGATTATTTCAATCCCGTTCCCAGATGTCCCGAACTCTGGTTTAGATATATAATCTCTATCTGGGTCAATGTCTTCATATTCTTTGTAGGGGTTTGTAGTTGCATTCAATTTGGGGACGCTAATACCATGTTTTGGTAAATACTCATTCCAGAACACTTTACTTTGTAACTGCTCCTGTACTTTAGCATATGGTTTAGTGAAACAATACGCATTATATAATTGACCACTTGAAACTTTGGTAAGTTTGTTTTTATCAAAGTAGAAGGGTACTTTAAGATAGTTAGATACACCCGGGTTATGTTGAACCGAATGATGAGTTATAGTCCACCAGTCTATATCTCGTAATACTGTATATAACATCTTCTTTTCCAAGCTATTTGTGTTTATCGCAAACAATGTACTGTATAACAGTACAAACACAAATATTATATGACCTGGGTTCATACTTTATATATAGAATTATTAAAAACAACTTAAAAATTAAATGTCATTACAATACAACAAGAAGACAATGTTCGCAATCGCTACATCCCCCACATGGTTTGCCAAAACAGATGATTTTAAGAAAATTGGAAAGAAGATCCAAAAACAGAGAAATTCCGAGGTGGAGAGAATTAAGGATAAAATTGGTGACATCGCACGTGATGAACAGAGGCGTGTTAAGGAATATTTCAAGGAACATCAGGATATCATCAAGAAAAACAAAGATGAGAAAACTAAGACGAAAAAAAAGAGTAACGCTAAAAAGATCGATCTTTACGAAAAGTAATCCATATAGCAACTCCCACGAGTATAGCAGCAAGTGGTGTCCCATTGAATCTTTCGGCTAATAAAGCACATATTACACTGTATTGAACAACACGTATCTCCTGCCTTGTTTTAATCATAGACCTTTTCATAGCTGCTCTCGATCTCTCAAGACCGAGAACAGTTGAATTTATTTTTCCAATCTTTGAGGGAATACCCATGGTATTCTTTATACTTTCAGATATATCGATAGACTCTAAAAATTGTTCTTGAATCATTGGTTCCAGGTACGTAAAGTAATCAAAGTCTGGATCCAACTGTAAACATATTCCTTCAATCAAGGAAAACGACTTTGCTAAATATACAAAACTTGTTGGTACAACAAATGGTTTTTCCATCGCGAGTTCGGCTGCTAACTCATCGTTCATTATGGCACCACCGTCAAGATTTTCCAGATACCCTAATATTGTTTCGAAAAATACTTCAATATCACTTATATCTGAAGATGTTGGTACAATGACACCCAACCTAATTAATATTTGAACACACCCTTTCGTATCTCGTTGTATAATACACCCAAATAAGTCTGCGAAACCCTGTTTCAAATCATCGTCCAACTCTATCAATAAACCAAAATCATAAAACACCAATTTCCCATCTTTGGAAATAGCCAGGTTACCTGGATGTGGATCACCGTGAAATAATCCACTGTCCATCGTTTGAATCACATAAGAATTCACCAAAGCTTCACATACTTTTTTCTTATTGATGTTCTTAATTTGGATATCCGTAATTTTATCCGCCTCTACATACTCCATGACAATCATATCATCGGTACAGTACTTCTTATACACATACGGAACCTTTATCCAATCAACACCCTTCAAACTTTTTCTAAACTTAATCGCGTTTTCAACTTCTTGTCTATAGTTAGCTTCACCAAGAAGATATTCGATTGAATCGTTTAGAACAAAATTGGAACTCGAACCTGTATCTATGCCGATAGACTGAATAAAATCCAATATTTTCTTGACGTTTTCTGTATCAGTCTGCATGATATCGTAAATCCCGGGTCTTTTTAATTTTACAACAACCTTTTTACCATTATTTAAGGTGGCTTTATGGACCTGTCCTATACTCGCAGACTTGAACGGAACCTCATCAAACTCTTTGAATATATCCTTATTTACAACATCTTTTACAAGACTAAAATCAAATGGTGGTACATTATCTTGAAGAGATTCGAGTTCTTTGGTAAACTCTGGTGGATACAGATCTCCCCTCGTAGATGCTATTTGCCCTAATTTTACAAATGTTGGTCCAAGCTCTAGAAGTTCACCTTTTGTCCATCGTCCAAGTTCAGCTTTATCATCCGTAAAGCGCTCTTTAAATAGATATTTCGCGGCAAATTTCCATGTCTTTACCTTCTGATTTGGCGCCAACTTGACAGGTGGCACTTTCATATTGGCTATACACAACATATCCTGTATTATATTCAGAACTTTTTTTTAAACTATGAAATTTTATTCTTATGTTACATTAATGAAATCCTTGTCATCTTTTCTTGGACCACTCAGTAATACAACTGAGAAGACTATAAAAAGTCAACCAATCATTTTTACACTTATCATTTTGTATCAAGGTTTATTTTCGGGTAATGCCATAAGGATTCCACAAAATCTTAGATCCCTCTTTAACAGTAAAATTTTCCGATTTATGTCACTTATGCTCATTGCGTTTAGTGCCACACAGGATATAGAACTTGCTCTCATATCAACCATAATATTCCTCAGTGTTATGTATGCCATCAAGACACCAGAGGAACGTAAGACCCAAGGATTTATTTAAAATATTGTGTAATTATAAATCATGACGAAACTTATAAAAGCTGCCAGTCTCAACTTTGTGGCTATATTGCTCTTCACTCTCATCTATTTTACCCTCTCCAAGGCGGAGGATGAACAATTCAATGGATTAGATAAGAAGTCAAGTTTTTTTGATCACTTGTACTTTGCCTTTACTGTTCAATCAACTGTGGGCTTTGGTGACATATATCCTATCAGCGCCATAGCTAAGACTGTAGTTATGATTCAACAAACTCTACTCGTCTTGGGTCTTCTCGATCTTCTTGCAGAGGCGGCTCCAGTAGCCGTGAAAAATGTTCGCACCAGCGTGCCCACCGCGGTGACAAAGATGATGTAAAAATATATTAGTTTAAATTAGAATGAAAGTTCATATCGTTGGTGCAGGACCCACAGGTATGTCACTTGCGTGGGAGATACTCAGGTCGGGTGATCATGAAATAACAATTTATGATAGAAAGACTTCCGCGGGAGGATCATGGTGGGAACCTACAGAAGAAATTAGAGATCTTCATGCACATCGCATAGTTTTTGATAAAGCATTTGTTAATACCCAAAGTCTGTTCAATGATATGGGTATCAATTGGGATGATATTTTTGAACCCAGCCACCAACGTCGCCGCGCCTACGGTTACGTCTTACGGTCATTGTCACTAAAAGATTATGGAACTCTAACATCTTTAGCTGCACGTGTACTTACTAAACCCAAGAAGTACAGGGGTATATCTCTCAAAGACGCTTTGGGTCCACTGAGTGATGGTGGACGAAAGATAGTAGAGCACCTCCCCCTCATAATGGACGGTGTAACTTGGGATGTAATGTCTGCGTGGGAGTTTGTCAAGAGTTTTGACCATGTAGCACTCTCCAAGCAGTATACACAAAAGGTGTCCGGGAAGGTCATGTGTGATGCAATGCAACAAGCTCTTGAAGATGTTGGTGTGGAGTTTGAGTTTGAGAAGGAACTTGTAAACGTTGACTACATGGAGGATGGTTATACAGCTGATTTCGCAGATAGAACTAAAATTGGAGATGGAATGTTATTTTTATGTTTAGATAACAGTCCAGCATTTAAGTTACTTGGTGACAATTGGGGTCCGGATGCAGAAAAGAAGGTTCGTGATAGTACCTATGGTGCCATAAACATCTTATTTGATTTTGATCAACCAGTTGAACTTAAGACCGATCTTGAAATCGTCACAAATACAAAGCTAAAACTTCAACCAGTTGTTTTGTCGGATGATAAAACTATATCATGTGTTATTTGTAATTTGACCGAAGATATTCTAACCATGCCACCAGAGGAACTGAGAACTTTAGTTTTGGGTGAATTAGATGTACCCCTACCAAGAGAAATACGTTTTGGTTGGGGTTCTGAATGGGATGGAAAGAGATGGCAGTTTTCACAATCTTCGGGGGTTCTGAGCCTTTATGGGCAACTTCCGTTCTTTGGTGAATGTCCAAATGTAGCCATGTGTGGTATGATGTCCCCTCGTAATACACCCTATTCCAGTATTGAAGCCTCTGTAGAGGTTTCTAGGGCACTCAGTCACAAATGCTTTGGAACCCGTGAGCCTATGAACCCGTTGCTCCTCACACAAGTTGTCTCAGTGACAATTTTAGTACTTATAGTTTTAATTCTCATTTATCGTAACAGAAACACATGAAGTTTCTTGCGAAAGTATACTGTCCCATGTATGATCATAACGATAAAAAATACATACGTTTGATCATTCCTGAAAATTGCGCAGACTACGTAAAACGTACACAACTTAACAAAGCCTTTTTAATAAAAAATAGTCACGTGGATAATCCGTTAGATGGTAGAGTCCTTACTGTAAAAATTCCTTTTCGCTATAGGAGGTGTATGTGTGAGGTCAAGGGTAAACCTATACAATCTCTTATAGAGGGTGATGAAGTGACAGTTGAAATTGGGTTTTCCGGTGTTTGGAATGTGGGTAATTATTCTGGATTTGCGTGGAAATTACATAGCTCGATATTTCTTGTATAACTCATCAAGAGTGATCTCTTCGGGTTCCTTACATTCGTCATGATTGTGTTCGCATTCGTCATGATTGTGTTCATGTACATTATTTTTATTTGAGTCTGTCTTTGGTTTATCCATTTCACGGGAACCGGAATGGTTAATACTGTCACCAAATACATCGGTTAAGCCTTCATAAACAATTTTAGAACCTTCTAGTCTAAGAATTTCTTTCTCCTTCTCTTCGATTTCATTCTTCAATTCGCTAATTTCATCTTGAAATTTTTGTACACATTCGTCAATTTTTTCAATATTTGCACGTAGATTAACAGATCCCATATATCTATATAAAGTTTCAAGTCTTTAATATATTAAATGTTGACGAGAACTGGATATTTAGTAAGCGAGGGTCCTTTACAGGAAATTAAAAAGGAACTTACCGTAAGACCACAGGTCAACGGAGACTATGGATTTCCTCCACCACCTTTTAAAGTTTTTAGAACAACTAAGAATGGAGTCTGTGTTCCAAGATTCTACGGAACTTCTAAAGTTGGACAACCTAAGGAGGATAAGAGACCCCAACCAGCTCGTTCCAGTGCCAAGTTCGTCGGACAACTCAGAGATGCAACCCACCAAAATGAAGCATTGGCAGCAGCAATTAAAACAGGGCATGGTGTCCTTTCTCTACCATGCGGGTATGGCAAAACGACGGTATCCTTGGCCATAGCTTGCAAGTTGGGATATCGCACGATGATTGTCGTTCACAAGCAGTTCCTCGCTGACCAATGGCGGGAACGCATTCAACAGTTTTGTCCGGGTGCTACGATAGGTATAGTTCAACAGGATAAGAAAGAGATTGAATGTGATTTTGTTATCGCTATGCTTCAATCTCTTTCCCTTAAGGAATATAGTTTTAGCGATTTTGATTCTATTGGAACTCTGATAGTTGACGAAGCACATCACATCTGTGCAAAGGTGTTTTCTCAGTCGCTTTTCAAAATGTGCCCCAAACATATTTATGGTTTATCAGCAACCCCAGAGAGGAAGGACGGTTTAACGAAAGTACTTCATTGGTTTATGGGTCCTACGTTCTTTGCAGTTGAAAGGAAAAATCAGGAACAAGTTGAGGTATTTCCAATTACATTTGAATCCTTCAACTATAGAAATCCTCCACCTTCTATGAGAAATGGGAAGATTTCAATGCCGAATATGATTACGGAAGTAGTTGAAGATAGAAAGAGAAATCAGATGCTTGTGGAACTTGTAAAGAAAGCTTCAGCGGGTACGAGGCAGCTCCTCGTTCTAAGTGACCGTAGACAGCATTGTGAAATGCTTCACCAATGCTTCCCAAAGAGTTCAGGTCTCTACATGGGTGGTATGAAGGAGGCTGACCTCCAGGCTTCTTCAAAGAAGAAGATCATTTTTGCGACGTTCTCACAAGCCCATGAAGGTTTAGATATTCCAACTCTCGATACAGTCATTCTCGCTTCACCCAAATCTGATATAACTCAAAGTATCGGTCGTATCATGAGAGAGACGAAAGGTAAGAAGAACAACCCTCATATATATGATATACACGATCCCTGGTCTCTCTTCACTGCTATGTATTACAAACGAATGAAGATTTATCGTCAAGGTGGCTTCAAAATACACGGTAAAGCTGCAGAAGAAAAGAAAGCTGACTTCCCTCAGGGAAAGTGTTTGTTTTTATAATCTAAATAATAATTAAATGTCCGGTGCATTGATTCAATTGGTTTCCAGAGGTGCTCAAGATGTTTACTTAAATAGTGACGATGGACACTCATTTTTTCGTATGAAGTTTACAAGGCATACAAACTTTTCCCAAGCTCCAAAGTTTATTAAAACTATTTCGGATAAAGATCCTGTTTTTACTATACCAGTTTTAGGTGATCTCGTAAACTCTTTATGGCTCGAAGGTGTTGATAAAAACTCAAATGTATCTTCTAATCTTCTTTATAATTCTACGATTGATCTATTTGTGGGGGGTCAAAAGATAGATTCTCAACACTACGACTATTACGCAGATATATGGCCCAATTATCTTGCAGACACATATACCAAGTGTCAAGAACTTACAAACAAGACGAGTATTTCCCATAGAAACTTCCAACCACTTCACTTCTTCTTCTGTGATTATGGAGCATTCTTACCTTTAGTTGCACTCCAACATCACCAGGTAGAAGTTAGAATTACATTGGATCCAGCCAGTTTAGCAAATTACAGTGATTCTCAAAAACGTATAAATGTTTACGCAAATTACATATATTTAGACAAAGATGAAAGAGAATCAATGGTAAAACGACAAATGGACTTTATAATTACTCAAACTCAACGTCTAGAATTTCCATTTTCAAACGTATTCGATAACAGTATAGAATCAGGTGGATACAATGATTTAGATATTTCCACATTAAATCACCCCGTCAAGTCAATATTTTTTGGATTAAGTGCCACACATGTTGATCCTACAAACGATCGTTTTACATTCAAAAACGGGGATATACATATAAACGGTACACCTTTACTTGAAAATATGTCACCAACGTACTTTCACACATGTCAAAACTATTACAAATCCAAATTTGGTGTAACAGATTATAGGGTTGATTCTGAAGATCTTATGTACACGAGATATTTCGTGTATCATTTTGGATTAAACGCATCAGACTATAATCCCTCAGGTAGCTGTAATTTCAGTAGACTTGATAATGCCAAACTTATATTACGAGGAGTAGAAAAGGGTACACTTAGAGCTCGAGATAAAGACATGTATATTTTTGCAGTGAATTATAACGTGCTCAGGATCAAGGATGGTCTTGCCGGAATTTTATTCGGAAACTAATGTATAAATGGGTAGAACCGCTAGGTTCGAGCAAATCTATGTTGCGAGTTTAGAAGCAGAACCCGTTGAGTCAGAGACTCTCACAGGAGTTAACTCTATTCTGACCAGGGAAATTGAAGCAAATGAGATTAAACTCATCGATCTTGAAGGTATAAAGGGTCGTATTGCTTTTAGTAATAACCTTCCAACTAAACAAGTGTCAGTTGGAAATAAACTTTACATCGATAAAAATGATGAAATTGTATTTGACCTCAAAGCTGCTGGTAGCGCTGATCGTATGTTCATTAATAACCAGTTATCTATCGGTACAACCAATCCAATAAGTGCTTTTCAGGTGGATAGTGGTGGTCAAACAAAGGTAAATATCGATATATCCGGAAAAGATCTTATGACTATAAATGGTAACCTGGTTGCTACTAATGTAATTGTAACTGATCAATTAAGTTTTGCATCAAATCTTGTAATTGATGGTGTTGCATCCAATATTGTAACGATAAATGGTAGTATGAAGACATCTAATCTGAGTGTTGGGTCTAATGTCATCATAACCGAAATAGGACGGGGAGGTGGTGGTAGCGTTGAATACCCTAATAACGTAGCAGTTTTTACTGGTAATGTTACAATTGATGGTGGTATGTATATTTATGGTAATACGATAATGAAGGGTAACCTTTTCGTACAAGAACAAGCTACATATGAACGCGTTGTAAACTTAATTGTTGCTGATACAACAATTGTTTTCGGTCAAGGTAATGATGGTACAATGGAGCCTATGTTACTATATACTCATGATGAAGATGATTCAAATATTGGTTTTGGGTTTAAAAATGATGGACGAACCGTCCCAGGTTTTGAGATGGCTTTATTTAGAACCACGGGTGGTCCACTTGACAGTGCTTTTTCAGTTGATGACACCATATCCACAAATCTACATGTATTCGGTGATATTTATACTTCAAATGCAGTAGGTGTGGCAAACATTTTGCCTACCCACGACCTTTGTGTGGGTTCCAACCTCTTCGTTGAAGACACAGGTTCCAATGTTTTAGAAGTATTTGGAAATACGTTCACAGAAAATATAAAAATTGGTTCCAATGTTACTGTTGGTAATGATATAGTTGTAATAGATCCAACTAATAAAGACGTTGCTACAATCAGTGGTAATGTGAAAGTAGATGGTTTACGCACTACGGGTATAAGAACTTCGGGTATATCTAATGTGATACCCACTGATACCCTCTCAATAGGATCCAGGGTATACGTCAACCTTACAGCTTCAAATACACTCACAATTTTTGGTAACACTATGACAACAAACCTAATTACACAATCCATTAGTTCGAGTTCCAATATAACAGTTCACTCTGACAGATACGGTGGTGATAGTCCTGTAAATCCACTTATCCTCAAATCTGGACCATCTTCCTCAAATGTGAGTTCCATTGAGATATATGGTGCGAGTACATCCAATACTCATCAAAATATTAGATTCAAAACCAGAAATGATGAAAAAATGAGAATTACATCAAACGGTCAAGTTGGTATAAATACAACAAATCCAACACAAAAGCTTACTGTAAATGGAAACGCCTTTGTTATGGGTAGTAACGTGATGATGTTTGGAAACTTATGGGGAACAAGCTCCAATACCTCTATGCAAATGTTCTCAAGTCCTAATACAGGTGAAAACGAAATTCAGAATATAGTCGAAACTGGTAAAGGTCTCAACTTTTATGCAAGTACCACACCTACTATGGGTGGATCAAAACTCACCATTTTGGAATCCTCCAATATTGGTATTAATACACAAAATCCTTTGAGTACTCTCCATGTAAATGGTTTAACATCGTTTATAAACAATCCAGTAACTAAAATTAATGGTTACAATCACTTAGGTATTCCTCTGGTTGTGAGCAACAATC